GTCTGGCAGCGCCACCGGCCTACGCACCGTCATTGGTTCCGCCGCCGCCCAGTTCGGTGGGCTGTCCGCGACGGCGACGTCACCGTCACACGTCACCGGGACCGCGTCTGCTGCGTTCGGTGGGCTCACCGCCACGGCGACCGGCCATGGCCCGGCCCCGGTCGCGCAGGGCTCGTGGCAAGGCCTCCTCGACATCCTCCGCGAAGGCGCACAGCTGGCCCGTGACGAACTCGAACGCGACCCCATCGCCTGCCTCGACTGCGGGGAACCCCTCCGCACCGGCCCGAACGGGGTCCTGTACTGCCCGTTCGACGGCTCGACCTGGGCGGCCGGCAACCGTTGGACCGGCCACGTCAGCACGGCGGGGAGGTGAGCAGTGGTGGAGCCCGTGTATGCGACGCGTGAGGACGTGCAGCGCGCCCTCGACAGCAAGCTGACCGCACGCAACGCGGCGCAGATCGACCGCGCCCTGCAGTCCGCGTCACGTGACGTCGAGGCCCTGTGCCACCGGAAGTTCTACCCGGAGATCGCGACGCGGTCCTTCAACTGGCCCGACTCTCAGTCGCGGACGTCGTGGCGGCTGTGGCTCGACGCGAACGACCTGATCTCCGTCACCGCCCTTGTCTCCGGCACCACCACCATCGCAAGCAGCGACTTCCTGCTGGAGCCCGACCGGTACGGGCCCCCCTACAGCAGGCTGGAGATCAACCTCGGCTCTTCGGCCGCGTTCGGCGGCGGCGACACCCACCAGCGCGACATCACCGTCACCGGGCTGTGGGGCTACCGCAACGACGAGACCACCGTCGGCGCGCTCGCTGCCGCCGTGGCGACGACGACCGCCACCAGCGTGACGGTCAACGCCGCCGCCTCTGCGGAGCTCGGCGTCGGCAGCGTGCTGCGCATCGACAGCGAGCGGATGCTCGTGACCGGCCGGACCATGGCCGACACCGGGCAGAACGTCGGCGGCTCTGGGCTGACGGCGCAGCAGAACAGCGTCACCCTCGCCGTGTCCGACGGGACCGCGTTCGCCGTCGACGGGATCCTCCTCGTCGAGTCCGAGCGGATGCTCATCGTCGACATCGCCGGCAACAACCTGACCGTGATCCGGGCCTGGGACGGCAGCGTCCTCGCCGCGCACACCGCGGGCACGGACATCTACGCCGCGCGCACTCTCACCGTGAGCCGTGGAGCGCTCGGCACTACGGCGGCCACGCACGCGGACGCTTCGCAGGTGGTGCGCTGGGATCCGCCCGGCCTCGTCAAGGACTTGGTCATCGCGGAGGCCATGAATCGGGTCACCAACGAGCAGGCCGGATACGCCCGCACCCGCCGGGCCACGGGCGGCAACCAGACGTTGGCGGCTCGCGACCTGCCGGCCCTGCGTGAGCAGGTCTACAACGCGCACGCCCGCAAGGGCCGCACGAGGGGGGTGTAGCGATGCCTGGCTTCGATGTCCGCGTCAACACGGGCGCTTCCGGGCCGTGGGCCACCGGGCGGGCGGCCCGTGCCCTGCACGACTATGCGGACGACGTCGAGTACCAGGTTGCTCGCGAGGGTGAGCGGATGGTGCATCAGCGGCTGCGGCAGGTGCTGCGGCATCCGACGGGCTACTACGAGTCGAAGATCAGCGTGGACCGGGCGGGCGACGGCTACAAGGTCCACGACGGGCGCATCGTGTACGGGCCGTGGCTGGAGGGCACCGGCTCCCGCAACAGCCCTGTGACCCGCTTCCCCGGCTACTTCACGTTCCGGCGGACCAAGCCGCTGCTGGACCGCAAGGCACCGCAGATCGCCCGCGAGCTCCTGGCCCGCTACCGGTCGAGGGGGCTGATCTGACATGGCCCTCGACATCCGCACCATCCTCGACGCGGTCGAGTCGCACGCCCTCGCGTCCGGCTACTTCGTCGCCGTGAACGGGCACGAGCCCAAGTCCGCGCCCACCACCGGCATCACAGCGGCGGTGTGGGTGGAGCAGATCGGCCCGGCCCGCGGCGGCTCCAACCTCAACTCGACATCGGCCCGGCTCGCACTGTTCGTGCGCCTGTACTCGTCGATGATGCAGCAGCCTACGGACGCCATCGACCCCGATCTGATGACCGCCCTGGACGCCCTGATGGGCGCGTACAGCGGCGACTTCACCCTCGGCGGGCTGGTGCGCCATGTCGACCTGCTGGGCGCCTACGGCGACGGCCTGTCGGCGCGGGCGGGCTACCTGGACGAGGGGGACGCGGAGTACCGGGTCATGACGATCACCCTTCCACTCATTGTCAACAACCTCTGGGCGCAGGTGGCGTAGATGACAATCAGGAGCGGCCTCGGCCAAGCCTTCTACCTCGGCGGCTACGACCTCAGCGGCGACACCGGATCCGCCGACGACATCGGCGGCGGCCTGTCCGGCACCCAGGACACCACCGCGATCAACATGTCCGCGTTCCGCCGCAAGGGCCTGCTGCGGGACGGACGGATCTCGTGGATGAGCTTCTTCAACCCGGAGACCGCGGCCGACGACCCGCCGAACACGGAGGACCGGGCGCACGTCATCCTCGGCGCGCTGCCCACCACTGACCGGCACCTGATGTGGGCGACCGGCAGCACCATCGGCTCCCCGGCCGCATGCATGGTCGGCAAGCAGATCAACTACGACCCGACCCGGGCACAGGACGGGACACTCACGATCGCCGTCAACGCGCAGGCCAACGGGTACGGCCTGGAGTGGTGTGACCTGCTGACGGCCGGCGTGCGTACCGACACTGGCGCGGCGAACGGGTCGTCGCTGGACCTCGGCACCGGAAGCCTGGCCTTCGGTCTCACCGCCTACCTCCAGGTTCTGTCGTTCACCGGCACCGACGCGACGATCACCATTCAGGAGTCGTCGGACAACGGGGCCGGCGACGCGTGGGCCAACGTCACCGGTGGCGCCTTCACGCAGGTCACTTCGGGGCCGGGTGTGCAGCGGATCCAGACCAGCCGGAGCCAGACGGTGGAGCGCTACCTGCGGGTCGTGACGACCACCTCGGGCGGCTTCTCGAACCTGGAGTTTGTCGTGGCCGTGCACCGGCCGAACGTGGAGGTGCTGTTCTGATGGGCCAGCCATTCCGACCCAGAGACCCGCTAGCGCCGGCGCAGGCGTATCAGACGTGGTCGGTGAAGTCCCGCCCGGACAAGGCCGTCAAGACGGTGTGCGAGCGGGTCGGCTGCGCGGCGTGGCGGCTGGGCTGGGACACCGTCGTCGACGAGTCCACCAAGCTCGGCAAGGACCAGGCGGCATTCATCCGCACGCAGTCGAGGCGGACGTTCCGGGAGCAGCGCACGGCGGTGGGTCTGACGGTGTTCCGGTTCGAGTCCGGGCAGCGCTGCTTCGCGGATCACCAGACGATGCCGGAGAAGTACGTGGTGCAGCGGGGTGATTACCGGGCGAAGGTCGGCGAGCTGCGGGTGCACAAGCGGGCGGCGGACTGGGTGGAGCACGTGCAGGAGCACATGGGCCGACTGCTGGACGAGCGGGACAAGGGCTAGCCGCGCCGCCTGGCGTAGCACGAAACGGAAGGAAATAGGACATGGCGATCGAATCGGGCTTGGGGTGGACCTCGTTCAACGTGGACGATTCGGGCAGTTCCGCCCGAGACATCCGCGCCAGCGTCTTCAACCTGGACTGGACGATGCCGCGCGGCGTGCAGGACATCACCGCGCTGACGCAGTCCGCGAACGCGCGACTGCTGCTCCTGGCCGACTTCTCCGGCACCTGCGCGGGCGGCTTCGACGACGGGGCGAACCTGGCGCACGTCGTGTTCAAGACCGTCTCCAGCACGTCGGTGAACCGGACGATGGGCATCACGATCTCCGGCCAGACCCTCAACAACGAGGTCCTGTTGACGGACTACGCGCTGACCAGGGCGCAGTCCGGGGAGTTCACGTTCTCGGTGCCGTTCCAGCTTGCGGATGGCGTCGTTCCGACTTGGAGCTAGGTCCACGTCGAGTCAACGAGCAGATCAACGGCGGGGTATGCCCGCACCAGGAGAGATGACCATGGGATACCGTCCGCCCCGCAAGATCTACAACCTGGACTTCACCGGCACCGACTATGAGGGCCTCCAGGTCGCCCTGCGCGGCTTCACCGTCGGCGAGGAACTCGACCTCGACGACAAGGACATGACCGGGCCCCTCATCGTCGAGACGCTGGTGGCCCGTCTCGTCTCCTGGAACGTTGAAGACGACCAGGGGCAGCCGGTGCCCGCGACCCATGAAGGGGTGCGCTCCCAGGACAGCGTCATGATCGGGGCAATCATCAGC